CGAGCCCGTTGTAGCACTCCCTTCGTCTGACAAGCAAATTCTCAACGGTCTTAGTGTGTTGAACAAACGAGATTGCACCGCACTCGGGGCACTTCATGCCACTATTGTTTGTACTCTTAGGATTCATTGAGGGCAAGCCAAACCATAAAGCAAACGCTACCAATGGCTAACGTAATGCCAACAAAGCCTATGGCAAAGATGGTGATTACAGTTTCAATCACATCACACCCCGCATTTCCCAACCTGCTAGAAAATAGTTCCATCGGGTAGTGATAGCAGAGTTTGTAAACTTCTTCCCGTCCCAATGAAGTTCATCCGGTGTGTAACCTTTGCCCGTCATGAGGGCTATAAATACTTGTCTAGCTTTCATGTCAATCCTTTGGTGGTGTGCAAGTGTGAATGTGGGTCAAGTCTTTTGTACGCTTACCGCAGCGGGGGCAGAAGTTTTGCTTTGTGCGCTGTGCCAATGCTTCTTTGTCAGTCATGCTTGTCCCCTTGCTTTCAACATTTTCAGCGTATCGGATTATTTGGTGTTTGCGCGACCCTTGAAGACCCCAATCGCCTTGTCTGCGACTGAGTTCTTCAAACGCTTCATCTTCCGGACTCAAAATCCAATGTCCTCATCTGCGGGTAAGCCTTCATACTTTGGCTCTTTTGGCTTTGGGTCGTTCATGTATGCCCACCCGTCCCACCCCGCATAGATCGGCATCACATCGAGTTTCAGCATGGGGCCATTCTTTGTGTCGATGACAGACCCAATACGGATGTATCGTTTCTTTTCTTCTCCCTTTGCGTTGGTATAAGTACCCGCAACGACTGTGACTTCTTTAAGCAGTGCCATTTTTTTCTTTCATTAAAAGTTCAAGTTTTTCGTCAAGGTCGGATAGAAACTTCACCACTTCGGCATCCATTTCGCTGATTAGCTTCTCGTCTCGCTCGACTCTTTTGGTGAACATTTCCAACCCCTTTAGTCTCGGGTCAAAGGAAACGAAATCACACCATTCTTTACCCGTACATCTAAGCTGAAACTGAATCTGCTTGATGTACTTTGCGGGGACTTTTTTGTTTAGCAGTGTGTCAATGTGGGTGGAAGTATTGGGACACTTGATCTCAATGATTCCATTGCCCACAATCCCATCGGGTGACGCTCCGGCTTTCTCAATGTCCGGATGAGCAATGAACCCCACTTGATCGACCAACACTGAATTGACCATTTCATAGTGCGCTCGGGCCATTGGCTCGGTCTCTGTCCCCCAAGCCATAGCACTGTTGGTGAACGACTCAGCTACTTCACCCGTCAAACGCTCACAAATGAGTTGGGCCATGTAATCGTCCCGTGACGCACCATAACCCCCCGTCTTTAGCTTTGCCATCACATCGGAGACGCGAGATGCGGTGACTTTGCCCAAACGGGCGGCGAACCATTCCGGCGAACCTTGTTCCATTACAGACTCGCTTTCTTCAAGTCTTTGGCAACAATGATCGCATTCTTAGCAGCGGCATCATGTCCGGCTACCTTGATGGCCTCAAAGTAAGCTGCCTTCAATTCTTCCTCTGTGGTGGCTGCATCAATGGAAGCGATTAGCGGGGCAATAAGGACGGTCTTTGGTGCGACTGAATGGGTATGGGCATCGGCATCGTTATCGGACTCTGTGGGGATGCTAAACGCTTGAAAGGCTGCATACTTGTATGCCGCTGACATAGCTTTATTAGTGGCTTTATCTCCGCTGTCCATTGCTTCGCCAAAGGTCTTGACGGTGTGCTTTGACCCATCCTCTGCTGAGACAAAATCAAACTCAACCTCAACAGTCACATAAAACAATGCGCCACCCGACTTGCTTGATCGCTCAACACACTCACGGGTAAGAACACGGGGAAGAATACAAAGGCTGTGCTTTGCCAATAGGGGCGCAATGGCGTTATACACATCGTCAATTCCCCTAAAGTTATACCCGCTGCCCTGCATATTCCTACGGTCTTTTGTGATGCCGACAGATGACAATTCTGCTTGAACAGCGTTAATGGCTTTGTAAACTTTCATTTGGAATCCTTTGCAATGAGTTCGGTTTGTAGGTTTTTGATTTCTTCGCGTGAGTTCTCGATGTGGTTGACCAACACGCGAATATGGCCTTCCAACATCTGAATGCGGTAAAGCAGTCTTTCAGTTTGATCGGCGTCAAATTCACGGTACAAAGTCTCTGAGGTTTGTTTTACAGAGTTGATGATGTAATTAGCGTCCATTAGGGTCTCCAAATAAAACAATCGAAGGCAATCACGATAAGGGCTAAGAGGCTCACCACACGCACTACCTTATCTGCAATGGTCAGACGGGCTACATGAATCTCAATGCAAGCCCCACCTTCCATAGAGTCGGGGAATGCTTCGTTCATGGTGCGGGGGAATTTGGTTCTATTAAGCATGGAAGTCCTCCAACATGGCGATGTGGTGTTTCTTGATCTGCGAGAAGATCAGTTCTTGATCTGCTGCGGTGAGTTCATAAGTGACCTCAGTTCCGGCAGGTTCATCTTCAAAATCTTCGGTGGTGTATGCAAACCAATCGTAGACTTCCGAGAGGCCAACAGAATCATCGGCTTCAAAGTAGTCAAACTCGACCGTGAGATAACCGTAGTCGATGCTGTGGACTTCGGTGGAGTAGGTTAGATTTTTCATGTGTTCCTCTTAATGGGGCCGAAGCCCCGTTTAATTTATTAAGCGGTTGCTGTGGCTTTATCAAGGGCTGCTCTAGCTGGGATAAGCAATTCGGGAGGTAGTGTTTTGTTATCAACAATTGATTGCAAAGCATCGTACAAATCAGGCGCAGCAGCAATTAGTTTGGCATTGGCTTGCAGTTGCTTTATGCTGATTTCGTCATACTTAACGCTATCGGAGCGCAAACAGTTTGCGCCTTGCAAGACCATTTTTGCGCCCTCTGTTGGAGCAATCCAAATGGCAGCCTTATTTCCGTATGCGTTAGATGCAAACCAAGGGGAAGGTGTATGCTTATTCAATTTAACTCCTAAAAAGACCCTATGCGTTGTGCTGGGGAATAGAGTGATTCTCGTTGCTAAATGTAGTAATCCAATGTAGGATAAACCCTAATGTGTGAAAATACAACATCTAGCACAATGAATTATGTTTCCACATTGCTTTCCCTCTGAGACGCACTACCGTGAATGGGTCAATTACGCCAAAATTGTGGCTGAACCCGTCCACATTTGTGAGGACTGCACGAGAGGTTATAAGAGTGAAATGCTCTTAGAGGAACGGTGCAAACCCTCCCCAAAGTGGTGGATAGGAAAAAAAGTAGTTGCATCGGATTGAGACATTGATGTAAGATGAAATTTGGAACACGGCTAGATGGGGATTTGCTCCCCCGTTGAAAAGGGTTACACCTTCCCCTGCCGCAGTTCTCTTTCAAAGGTGGTGAAAAAGGTAAAAAATGCACTCGTTCCAATTCCATATTGGCGACTACAAGTCGCACACACACCATCTGTCGTTGATTGAAGATTTGGCTTTTCGCCGACTTCTCGACCACTACTATCTGCACGAAGTACCCATCAAACAGCGCGACATTGCCCGTTTAATAGGCATGAGAGACCATGAACAAGAGGTCTTGACAGTGTTGGATGAGTTCTTCATTTCCACTGAGCAAGGTTACATAAACCCGCGTGCCGATGAGGAAATTTCCAAATTCCGTAAGTTCATTGAGGATGGTAAAAAGGGTGCTGCGATGCGGTGGCATAAGCCCCCCATTAGGGAGGTTGATAGCCCCCCTATTGCCACCCCAATAGCAACCATAAACCATAAACCAATAACCAATAACCTTATTAAAGAATCTAAAGATTCTTTGTCGGCAGGGTTGCCGACTTGTCCCCATCAAGAGATTTTGAATCTTTACAAAAAGCATCTACCCCAACTTGCACAACCGCGAGTGTGGGACGGTGTACGACAAAGCAACCTCCGGCAAAGGTGGCTGCAAGCTGCCAAACCGTCAGTGTTCAGCCCCAACGGGTATGACAATCAAACCGATGGGATGGCATGGTGGGATTCATTTTTTAACTACATTGCCAACGATACCAAGCTGGCAAACGGGTTTGAGACGAAAGATCGGACATGGCGACCCGATCTAGTGTGGATAGTGAACGCAACCAATTTCGCCAAAATTATTGATGGAAAGTACCAAAAATGAGCTTTGCAAAACCGGAAACCAAAAAAGACCCAATTGACGAAATTCAACGCTTGATGTGTTCCGTCCCCGGCTGCAATCGCCGATGGTCGGTTGACATGGGTAAACCGATGTGCAGTCAGCACCAATGGGAGGGAAGTAGGCCCGTTAAGCGCGACCTCAAGGATTTACTGCCAAGCACTCGACCCGTGAAACATTGGCTCGATGAGGAGTTTTCT